GCATATCTTATTCTTAGTGTGTGAATCTGTCCAACCGGACCAGTCATTGGTTGTACACCAACGATCTCGTTCGCTATAACAGTAGGCATAACCCTACGTATTACTGGAAGAATCACTCTGTTTAGAGTAGCAACGTTACCAGCTGATGTAGCACCAGCAGTAGCTTGTTCTGACAAATATCTTTTTGTGTTTTCTAACACGACATCCATCGTCTTTTTCTTGTTGCCTTCTAAACCTTCAGTTAGAGCAGTTTTAGTTTCCGCCCATTTAGATTCAAATATCTCTGACATTTTAAATCTCTCCTTCTTGTTTATAATTATATACCCGCTAATTTACGAATATTTGTTAAGTCAGCATCTTCCCTTTTCGTTCTGTTGCCGCCGCTTTCAGAAAGAACTTTCGTTTTTCCTGGAACTGCTTTGTCAGCCATAACGTGAGGTAGATACTTGTCAAATGAAGTCTGTAACTTGTTAGTTTGTACACTCTCAAGTAACTGAGCCATTACTTCACTCTTTTCTTTGCCTAATGGTTTAAGCATTTGAGCCATCTTTTCATTACGTTCCATCAAGTCTGCTTGTCTTTTGGACTCAGCATCTTTTGACTCAATCACCGCTTCTTTATCTTTGACAGCCTTCTCAGCTTCCGCAAGTTTTAGAGTTGTTTCATCAACAACTTTCATCAACTTAGAAGTCTCAGATTTCTCATTTAAGTAAGAATTCTGATATTCACTAGCGAATGCTTCGAATATTTTCTTACCAAAATTAATAGTTCTTGCTTTTGAAATGTCTTCTTTTAACGTGCTTAATTCTTCAGCAAGTTTTTTATTCACAGCAGATTCTACAATTTTAGCAGATTTTGTTATGAAAGCCTCTTTCATCTTAGCCATTTGTTTTTTGGCTTCGGCTACTAGTTTAACTTTCGTTTCCACAACGCCTTTTTTGTCTTCATGGAATTCTTTAATTTCTTTTGCAAGAGCGTTTACTACAAACTCTTCCATTTTATTAAAGTTTTCATGAACACCTTTACGGTCGCCATGTAGTTCTTTTAACTCTTCTGACAATTTAGTAAGAACGAATTCTTGTAATTTACCAGAGTGAGCGCCTACGTTTTCTTTGTAAGCAATTTTTTCTTGTGCAAGTGCTTTTCTATCTTCTACGAATTTAGAGATTTCTTCGCTTAACTTCTCAGACATCATTTTATCGATTGCTTCGATCATGTTGCCTTTGTCGTGTTCGTATCTTTTAGCGAATTCTTCTCTTAACTCAGCACCTACTGTATCTTTATTTTCTTTGATTTTCGAATCCCAAGCTTCTTGGATGCTTTTTTGTACATCTTCTGAAATTGCTCCTGACTCTACTAGTTTTGATATATCAAACATTATTTTAGGTCCTTTATTATGTTAGTTAATGCCTCTTTGAGGTATTTTTGTGCTTTTGCGTCATTTCTAACTTCAGCCGCCAAACCCTTTGCTTTTAATCCACCTTTTGTGTTTAAAAGATGTTCATAAATTGGCGTAGGGTAAGCACCTGGTGCCGAAGGTTGGGCTACAACATCAACTGTTATGATCTCAAAGTCTGAAACTTCGCCGCTACCGTATTCAGAAATGTTTCCACTTCCTCTACTAGAAACGCCTAGTTTCACACCTGATTCCAACATTGTTTTGACAAGTTGGCCCATTGGTGTTGGCAAAATTTTCATTTTGCCGTATCCATTTGGTCCGTCCATCCACATTTCAGTAATCATGTGAGACACACGGTCCAAATTAATTTTTAAATCGTCTGGATGATCTACTTCTCCTAGAACTGAATAACCAGAACTAATCTGATCATTAAGAGTTTTTACTGCTTGTCCAATTTCATTTACTGGATAAACTCTTTCATTGGCATTTTTAATGCCTCCTTGTATACAGATCCCTTTCATGTACAAATCTTTGCCATTCTCGCCTTCGTGTAAGATAGACATTCTGGCCTGATCGTATGTTAGGTGTTCTCTAAGATATAGACTACTCATTCGACTCTCCTTTAAAATCTCAATATTGACTTATTTGCCAGATATAGGAGATTTCCCTGCTTTGTCTGAACCGTCTTTAGTATCTGCTTTTACTTGTTGTTTCATTGCAGTACCTTTGTCGTGTCCTGGACTGTTAGCAAATTTACCCATTTTTTCTGCAGTTGGTGCCGGTCTTCCTTTGTCTTCAGCGCCACTACCAGTTTTTACTGGAGTTCCACCTTGTTTAGCACCGCCTGTTTTAACAGGAGATTTTGCTGACTTGTCTGACTTGTCGCTGTTATCATGAGTTTTCTTAATAGAATACTCTTTAACAGTTTCTTTTGCAGACTCTTTAGTATCTTTGCCTTCTAGGCGTCCCATAGATACTTCAGGTTGAGTTTCTTGTGCTGGTATAACTGGTTCTAAAGACTCATCTTCACTGTCTTCTTCACCGTCTTTGTTACCCATCATTGCTTCGAATTCTGCTTTTAGTTCATCTAAAGCATCTTCTAAATCAACAACTCTATCTTCTACAGAACCTTCTTCACCGTTTTCACCGTTTTCGTCGCCGTTAGCGTCCATATCAGCACCCATATCGTCTGCCGCTTTTTCGCCTTCGCCTTCTTCGTCTGAAGTGATATCTTTAATTAATTGATCAGTAGCGTCGCCACCAATTTCTTCAATTTTTTCTTCTTCGGTTTTTTCAGTTTTTTCAGTAGGGAAAGATTCGTCAGTTTTAACTTCGTCTTTCTTTACTTCTGTAGATTCAGTTTCTTTAACTTCGTCATCTTTCTTTTCGTCAGATGCTTCAGTTTCTTTAACGTCTTCTTTTTTGTCGTCTTCTTTAGCTTCGTCTTTAGTTTCTTCTTTAACTTCTTTTTCAGCAGTATTTTCGTCTGCTAAATTTTCGTAGATATCTCTTGATTTTTCAACTACGATTTCATGGAATAATTGTTCTGCTTTATCATTTTCTTCGTTGATAAGCAATTCTAACAATGATTCAAATTTGTTTGATTGTGACATTACACGTGCTCCTATTTTTTAAGATTTATACTTATAAGTGTTTATATTTACTATAAAATCGTAAAAACGGCAGGTTTGTGGTATAAAAAGACGATTTTGATTAATTTTTTTTCTTCAGGTCAAATTTTTGTAAAAAATCATCAGTGGTCAGGTGATCTAACTTACCTTTCCATTCTAAATCTTTGGGTTTAAACCCGTCTTTAGATATCACACGAGTAAATTCAGTACTTTTAAAGTCCTGTATGCATTTTTTAGTTTGGTTCATCCAGTTACCATAAAAAGTTGCTTCGTCTTTACTTTTTTTATAGTTCCTAGTATCTTTAAAAAGATTATTAAATTTGTATCTATTGCCACGATGGTCTGGTAGATGGTGTCCTTGATAATCAAAACCTAACATATAAATTTTTTTAAATCCTCGATCACAAGCCATTCTTAATGCTGTAGGTCCAGAACTCCATCCTAAACTTGGCTTTAACCATTTTATATGGTCTTTAACTTTTTGATTTTTATTATATTGTGCGTTGAAGTTTGACCAAACCTGATGTTTTGTTGGATAATCAGATTCAGCAATTTCAAATACCATTTTGGGATCAACACAAACTAGAAAATCTGGTGTTTCTGTACGATATACAGCATTACAGGCAAAAATTGTGCCGTGCTTTTTTAAATCTTCGATTAAGATTCCTTTTCGAGATTCTCCATTTCCTAAAACAAATGCAACTTCCATATTTTTTTACTTATTATTACGGCTACCATAATGCACCACATTCTTGGCAAGAGGATATGTTCTCCATGGGTCAAAAATTATAGTGTTATCATCTGCTGATACTTTATCAGACTCATGAACACGAACTACTACATGAACTTTATCAGTAAACCCATCTACTAAATGTCCGCCATGCTTCTTAATAAAGTATTGAACAAGTAAACTATACGAGCCATCAGTGAGATTTGAGTTTGCTTTATACGAGTTTGAAGTAAAATAAATGTTTTCGCCATGCTTTAATATTGCTTCTGCCATGTTCTCTGCTTGTTTTTCACGAGCAGTCATGATAGTTTCAAATATATCATAACCAAGATCTAATTCTTTAGCCAGCCAACGTAATGCAATATTATCTCTAGGGTGACAAGCACCTCCGTCTCCCATACCTGCTCGAGTATATCTCTCACTCATTATCCTCATTGTGCTTTTTGCTAACGCACTTGTTACTTTATCAACGTTTATGTTGCCTAGTTTGTGAGAAACGTCTTGGATCATATTAGCTAGGGCAATTTTATTACTAATAAATGTATTATAAAATATTTTTATTGCTTCTACTTCTTCCCAAGTTCCAAATTCTATACGAGGCATATTGTCACAAACTTGCTTATAGAAATTTTCTAATATTTTTGCTCTTACTGCCGTTTCTGGGTTTCCTTTTTTCGTACCAATCATGATCATTTCAGGATTAATCATATCCCAACCTACTGTGCCCATAGCAATAAGGTAAGGATTGTAAATTAATTTTACGTTGGTTATTATAGGATCAAATTCTCTTCTAACAGTTCCGGGTAATACAGTTGATATTAAAGCAAGTACTTGATTTTTATTCATGTAGGTATTACAATCAGTTAATACTTTTTTAACTGAATTGTAATTAAAATCTTTTGGTAGTAGGTTACTTGTTGGTTCTTTTCCATCGTAACCATCTTCGTGTGGTGTAGGTGTTGCAACAAATATAATATCTCTATCTGCTACAAGTTCTTTGATTGAATTTCTAATAGTAATTTTGTCGCTTTTCTTTTCTAGAATATCATATCCTGCAACATCAAATCCTTTATCAGCAGTTGCTTCAGCACAAGGCATACCTAGTTTGCCTAGTCCTATAAATCCTATTTTTTCTATGTGCCAAGGTTTGTGCATGAATTTATATTATAGCACAAATATATTAAAAGTCTAATGGTAATTTTAAAGTGCTAAATCTTCTGCTTGAGCAGACTGCCCGTACATTTCTTGTGCGAAGACGGCTTCATCTTTTTGTTGTCCGTCATGTTCTTCTGATGCTAATCTCATAGAATTAATATCTTTGAGTGTAAGTCTTGTTTTTCTTGTGTCTTCTTTATCTAAAACAGAAATATCGTTTTCAGGATCGTAAGTACCATCCTCTTCTGCGCCTTCTGGTCCGTATGTAAAGAATTCATTAAGTTTCATATCCGTATTTAACCTTAAGGAGCAGGTGTTCCTCCGCCTGTTCCACCCGGTACTGTTCCACCGCCACCTGGCGTAGTTCCTGGTGTGCTTGGTGCCGGTTGTCCTGGATTTGGTGCTTCAACGTCTGCAGTTGGTTCTTCAAACTGGTCTAAATCTGATGTAATACCTGCTTGTGATACTCCTCCTGCTCTCATTTGAGTTTTCTTGCTTTGTTTACGTCTTGGAATATTATTTTCTTCTGCCCAAAGGTCAGCATTTCTTGCCATTTCTTCTTCAGATAAACCTAGATATCTGCTTAACGCAAATCTTTTAGACATATAAGGTAGTTCTGCAACCTGTGTAAATGTGCTTACTCTACTTTGGTCCATTTCAGTTTGTCTGTATGCCGCAAAGTTTTGTGGTGGATTAAGTTTTAGTTCAAACATACTGTTGTCTATGTTATAACCTTTTGATTTAATCCATAATTTAAATTCTTCATCAAATGTTGAATTCAACATACTTTGTAGTCTTGAACAATATTTGTTAAATCTTAATTCTTGAATATATGCAGTACCTACTCTACCATCAGTGTACTGTTGTTGTGAATCATCTGGTCCAGTTGGCAAATAAGAACTTGGAATCCTTAATCCTCTAAACAATTTGTTTGTAAAGAATTTAAGATCATCTATTTCACCTAAATTAGTACCACCTGGCAGTGTATCAACTTTAGATCCTCTTCCTTCTGCTGTTTGCGGAAAGAAATAATCCTCGTTAATGCTCATAGGGTTATATGTTGCATCAACATAGTTGACACCGCCTGATGTGCTTGGAATTCTTCTTTGATTAATTTCGTTTTTAACTCTCTCAACGAATTGCATAGCCAAGTGTGTTGGCATATTACCTACGTCAATATAAAATACTCTTCTTTCAGGTGCTCTTTGAACCCTGTAAATAATAATTGCGTCTTCTAATAATTCTTTTTGTTTGTAAACTTTGAAAATTTGTTCTAATACTGATTGTCCAAACGGAAATAAGTTATCTAAACCATCTGACATTGACATATGAATAACGTGTTCAGCATTAATGTTGTACGCATTCATTGTTCTGTAGAAACGTCCACCAGTTGCTCCAGCAAAGCCTGATATATTTGCTTGGTTGCCTGCGTTTGCATAACTTGATCCATATGCTTGAGTTCCACCACC